CTTCGAGAGAGATTTGAAGAGGTTGTAAAGAGATGTAGAGAAGCTTTTGATATGGATGAAGTTGATAATTCTGTTATCATGAAAGAACAAATGCCTTTGGTTATGGCTGCTATGGCTATGGAAGAAGATAATAAAGAAGCGCTTGAAAAGTTAGCTGTTGAGATGATTATGGAAGAATTTGATATTCCAGAAGGTGCTGTTGAATTTGAGGCTAAATTAAACCCTAATATAACAAGAGAGGGTACTATTGATGTACCTACAGAAAGTAAGTTAGATGAGGAGTTTAATAATAATGATGAAAAAGTTATGGCAAACAAACATGTTAAGAAGAGAAGAGTTCTTAACGCATTAACTCAAGGTGCCGCTAAGAGTGTTAATCATATGTTCCATATGGTACACGACCCATTAGTTAATATAAACCCTAGATTACCAGGAAACTATAAAAAAATGATGTCAGCTGCTGATTATATGTATTTTATAATTCCAGATATGGACTTAGGTGTTAATGGTGGTAAATGTGATTGTGACTATATAGAAACTGAAGATGGTGGGACTAAACCTGTTATTAAAGCAGAAGCATTGGTCTTTCCTGTATTAGTTCATGAGCTTTATAAGGGGGTTATGGGTGTGTTATCTACGGTAGGGTTACCAACTGAAGAGAATATAGCTGAGTATGTTATCGGTAAGGCTGATTTTATTAAGGCAGAACCAGATGATATGAGATTAGGTACTCCAATGTGGAGAAGGTTTTGTGACTGTATCCCAGGTGATGATTTTAATTTAAAACATTATGTTTATTCCAACTTGGCGGCATTACCGCCAGATGAGTTTAACTCAACTATGAAGGAAGTTTTAGGTAAAACAACAGAAGGTAAGACCTTAATTTCAGATATGGTTTCTGAAATTAAACAACAAATTATTGAAGATGAGTATAATGAAAGTCTGAATCAGAACGATGATTTATTTGATATCAATGAGTTATTAGACTAGTATATAATTCATACTATTATTAAAAGAGCCGCTATTATGCGGCTTTTTTCTTTTTTTAACCTTTCTAGTATATTTATAAATAAAGAATATGCTTACAGGACAGGAAATATTGAAAGAGTATTTGAAATGTATTCAAAACCCATCATATGCGATTGAAACTTATTTAGAAACTAAGGATTTAACGCAAGGTGGTTTTGTTCCATTCAAACTGTTCCCTAGACAAAAAGAAATTGTGGAGGCTTATGACAAGTATCCATACAATTTGGTAACTAAGCCTAGACAGGCTGGGATTTCTACAACTACACAAGCGTATATGGCTATTAAGGCTGGTTTTTGTCATCCAGACAACCCAGAAACTATACTTATCATAGCAAATAAACTAAAATTAGCTCAAAAATTCGTTAGAGGTATCAAGGACTATTTAATTCAATTACCTAGATGGATTTGGGGACCAGATTACTATGGCTCTGAAGAGAACGAAAAGAGAGATATATTTGTAACAGATTCAAAAATAGAAATCGAACTACCAAATGGAACACAAATTATTGCAGTGGCAACTTCAGAAGATGCACTTAGAGGTTACACACCAACTTACCTTGTTTTCGATGAGGCCGCATTTATCGACAATGGTGATGCAGTTTACGCTGCCGCTATGTCATCATGTGCTACTGGTGGTAGGGTAATGTTAATATCCACACCAAATGGTATGGACCCACTTTATTACAAGACTTATGAACAATCTAAAATTGGTAAGAATACTTATAACGTTATTGAAATGCGTTGGTACGAAGACCCTAGATATAATAAAGACTTAAGATGGATTAAAAAGAATGAAGCTGGGGATATAATAGAAGAGATAACCGAAGTAGAGTTTATTGTTAACAACTACGAGAAAAAGATTAAAGACGGTTATAAACCAACATCTACATGGTATGAAAACATGTGTATGACATTAAATAATAATTCTAGAAAAATAGCACAGGAATTGGATGTATCATTTCTAGGTTCTGGTGGTAATGTTATTGCTGACGAAGATATAGTATTCCATGAAGAAAATAATGTTAAAGAACCTATTTGGGTTGATGGTAGAGAAAAGGAATTCTGGATTTGGGAGAAACCTGTTGAGGGACATCAGTATATAATGGGTGTTGACGTTGCTAGGGGTGACGGTGAAGATAGCTCAACTATAGTAATTGTTGATTTCACTACAATGGAACAAGTTATGGAGTATCAAGGTAAGATACAACCAGATTTATTGGCTGAACTTGTTTATGAATATGGTAATCTATATAAATCTTATACAGTAGTAGATATTACTGGGGGTATGGGTGTTTCAACTGTTCTTAAACTTTTAGAATTAGATTATAAATATTTACACTATGACGAACCTAGAGGTAGAGTTTTAAATAGTAAGAAGGGTCAGTTAGATTTACATAGTAAAGATAATAAGGTACCTGGATTTAATGTAAATGGTGTTCGTACACCTATGATTGCACATTTAGAATTCATGATTAGAAGTAACGGTATTAAGATTAGGTCTAGAAGAACCACTTCTGAGATGAGAACATTTGTATACAAGAATGGTAAGGCTGACCATATGGATGGTTATCACGATGATTTATTAATGTCATTTGCGATGCCTCTTTGGGTACTTGAGCATTCATTTAAGAAATTAGAAAAATTAGAGAAGCAGAGTAAAGCTATTTTAAGTAGTTGGAAAGCTGGTGCTTCTACTGGGGGTAATAATAACGATAATTATAACACAGGATTCGTGTCTAAAGAAAATAGAGGTAAAAAAGCAAACCCTAAACCTAAATTTGACCGAAATGTGTCTAAAAACATGCAAGACCCAAGAGGAGACTATTTATGGGTATTAAGTGGATTAAAATAAATTAAATTATGGGGTTAGGACCTAAAGTATTTATAAGGAAAAATGGTTTTCAGAAAGGTGGACAATTATATAAGTGGTCACCTGGTTCTGATAATAAAAAGAAAGATAAAACTGCTGTTAAAGGTAATTATTTTTGCGTTACAGTACCTGGAACACAAGGTAATGATTATAAAACAACATATACTTATGTTGTTGTAGTTGTTAATGGTCAAGCTGAAAGACATGCTTACGTTGAGTGTGATTATGTAAAATAACCATTTAATTTTAATTATTTTTGCTTATAATTAACAAAAAAGAACAATATGGCTGATAAAAATAAAATGACAATATTTCAAAGGTTAAATAACATCTTTACTACTGATGGAATAAACATACCTAAAAATCAAACTAATAGATATTCTATTGGTAATGATGTTTTATTAAAAACACAGAATAAACAAGACTATGAAGCTGCAAAAAAACAAGCACAACAAAACAAATACCTTGGTGGGATGTGGAAAAAGGTTGATGGAGAACTTTTCCAACAATCAATACATTATGAAACTACTCGTATTGGGTCCTATAGTGACTTTGAAAGTATGGAATTTTATCCAGAAATTTCTGCGGCTTTGGATATTATGATGGAAGAATCTACCACGGTTAATGAGAAAGGTAGAATGCTTAATGTTTACTCATCATCTGATAGAGTCAAAACCATTTTAGAAGATTTATTTTTTAATCGATTAGATATACACACATCACTACCTATGTGGACTAGAAACACATGTAAATATGGTGATAACTTTGTATTTTTAAATATTGATGATAAAGCTGGTGTTGTTGGTGCTAGACAATTACCTAATTTCGAGATTGAAAGAAGAGAGGGTGATATATTCAATACTTTAGGTGATAAGGGTGAAGATAAAACACCTAGACCTAAGTTTTATTGGAGAGGTAGAGATATGCAATTTAATTCTTGGCAGATAGCGCATTTTAGACTTCTTGGTGATGATAGAAAGTTACCATACGGTACGTCTGTTTTAGAAAAGGCTAGAAGAATTTGGAAACAATTAATACTATCTGAAGATGCTATGTTAATATATAGGGTTACTAGAGCGCCAGAAAGAAGGGTATATAAGATATTTGTTGGTAATATCGATGATGATGATGTGCCTTCTTATGTTGATGAAATAGCCAATAGATTTAAAAGAATGCCTATAATAGACCCAGGTACTGGGCAAATAGACCTTCAATACAATCAAATGGCTAATGACCAAGATTTCTTTATACCAGTTAGGAGTGAAGATGCTCCAAATCCTATTGATACTCTTCCAGGTGCAGCAAACTTAGACCAGATTGCTGATATTGAGTATCTTCAGAAAAAACTATTCACCGCTTTAAGAGTACCTAAATCATTTTTAGGTTATGAAGATGCTGTAGGTGATGGTAAAAATTTAGCTTTACAGGATGTTAGGTTTACTAGAACAGTAAATAGAATCCAACAAGCAATAATTATGGAGTTAAATAAGATAGCTATTTTACATTTATTCTTGTTAGGTTTAGAAGATGAATTAGATAACTTCACACTTACAATGAATAATCCATCAACACAAGCTGAGATGCTTAAAGTTGAGCAACTACAATCTAAGATTACATTATACAAAGACGCTGTTTCTGATGCTGGTAATGGATTTGCACCTATGAGTATGACTAGAGCTAGTAGAGAGATACTTGGCTGGTCTGATAATGAAATTAAGAACGATTTATTAGAACAAAGAATGGAGAAAGCTGCATCTACTGAAATGGAGAATACTGCTAATGTTATTAAACATACTGGTACATTTGATGAGGTTGATAAAATATATGGTGATATTGATGCTGCTATGAACGCTTCTGGTTCAGCTGAAGGTGATAAAGGTGATGAAGGAAGTTCTGATTCTGGAGGTGGCTTCGGAGGTGGAGGTGGCTTCGGAGGTGGAGGTGGCTTCGGTGACGATTCTGGTGATGACGCATTTGGTGACTTAGGTGATGATGATGCTGGTGATGAAGATACTGGTGGTGATGATGCTGGTGCTGATGATACTGGTGCTGAAGATACTGGTGGTGAAGATACTGGTGGTGATGATGCGTTTGGTGAGTCTATGGATAAAGCTGAAAACTTGATTTTAGAAAGCAAAAAGAAATATAAATCTAAGGTTAAAAAACACCAAGATAATTACTTTGGTAAGTTACTTGAGTCTATTAATCCTAATGAAGAAAAAATTATTAATAAGAGAGTTAATATTTCTAATAAGAATTTTAAAGTTAATGAAACTATAAATGGTATGATTAACGATATAGACAAAATGCTAGATGAATAAAACTTTTAATATAAAAATGCATATTTATTAATAAAAGACTAATTATGAAAAATTTTGGTAAAATTAAAAATACTTTTAATACAATATTAGCGGAAGCAATAACTGATAAAGACGAAACTAAAAAAAGTTTATTTAAAAGTTATATTAAAATATTAAAAGAAAATAAAATACTAAAAACTCAATTTGACATTTATACTAAGATTGAGAAGATGGTGGAAGAAAATCAATTCAAAGCTGAAAAAAAGATAAACAGAATTATTGAGTCTATTAGAGAATTTGAACATAAGGCAATTATTGAAGCTAATAAAAAGTTAGCTGAGTTAATTAGTGATAAAGAAATAGAAAATTATAAGAGTGAAGAGCTTCACGAGAATATTTCAAATCTTATATTTTCTGTAGATGTTGACACTTATGTTGATTCATTATATGAAACTATTGAATACACCAAAAAGAATACAATTAAAGAAGATGTTAAAGGTAACGGTGTGCCTAATGAATTACTAGCTAAGTTAGCAGTTGATAAATTTAATGATGCTTATACTGAGTTAGATGAGAGCACTAAGAAAGCTGTTAAGGTTATTGTTGAGGGTAATGACGAAACAAAAGAGAGTTTATTTAATAATACAATTAAAGAATGTATTTCACTAATAAATGATAAACTTAAGGATTCTGAGATTAATATAAAAGAAAGTCTTTTAGCTGCAAAAGAAAATTTATTAGATAGAATTTATAATAATAATACTTTTGAAAACGACATAGCTAAGATATTAAATTTAAAAAATGATTTAAATAAATAAACCATTTATACATGAGTTTTTCTAAGTCTAAAAATATTGCAAAGATTAAATCTTTGGTAGAAGAGTTGTCCATAAGAGACCAGGAAGTTTTTGAGATGAAACAAGTTCTAGAACAAATTCTTGAAACATCCACTGATGGGTACTGGGATTGGCATATCGAAAAAGGGTATGAGTATCTTAGTCCTAGGTTCAAAAAACAATTAGGTTACGAAGATAATGAAATGGATAATTGTTCTACTTCTTGGAAAGGTTTAATCAAAGATAATGATTTAGATAAAATATTAATAGAACTTAAAAAACATTTTGATAGTAAGGGTGCTTACCCATTTAAAGTTATATGTAGGTACACACATAGAGATGGTCATGAAGTAACAGTATTACGTAGGGGTACTGTAATCGAATGGGATAATGATAAACCAATAAGAATGGTCGGTACACATATCGACATAACAAATTTGCAATGACATGAATAAGAAAAACGAAAACGGTGTTGTACAAAATGGGTGGAATGAATACTCTAAATTAGTTTTAGCTGAGCTGGAAAGACTTAATGAGAATGATGAAAAAATTCAAGAAACATTAAACGAGATTAATTTAAAATTGGGTAAGATAGACACACTAGAAAAAGAAGTTAGTAGCATAGCAAAATGGAAACGTTACATGGATGATGTTGCTAGCCCCAATACTTTAAAAGAGATGAAAAAAGATGTTACAAGTTTAAACACTTTTAAAACTGTAGCAACTACAGTCTGGGCTGTTGTACAAATAGGTTTCGGTGTATTTATAGCTTTCTTTAAAGAGGGTTAATTAGTTTACTGGGGTATTGACTTTCTAAAATTTTTTACTTATTGTTAGTAAAAATTAGAATATGATAACTAAAACAGGTAAGCAATTAATAACTCACGATTATATGAATTATAACGTAATTTATGGTACAGTAGATAATAAAAACCCAAAAAGTTTATACTTAACTATTTCTGCTTGGGGTCAGCCAATACAACAACCAATAACTAATTACACTAAAGCTCTAAGAAACATTACGAAAAGATTAAAAATGGTTCTACATAATAATTTAGATTCAAAATTATTTCAAGTTAATAGAACTATAGTTGATTTTGATATGAGAGTATCTGGTATAGAATACGGTAAAAGAAGTTATATGAATTGTGAAATAACTTTATTCCAAAAAAATAGTTTTAAACTACAAGAAAAAATCATCAAAGATAATTTAGATGTTATGTTAAACACTATCATCACAGATGTTTTAGATAACAACATTTATTTTGAATTTCAAAAAACTAAATCATAAATAAAGGTTTACCTTAATAAATCAAGGTTTTTTATTATCACTGACATATTTATAATATAAACAAAAGATATGTCTGATATTAAAATAGTGAAACCAGGTGAATGTGGGTTCGGTTATCTAATCGAACAAGATGCTGGTTATATATCTCCCAACGATAAAAGAAACAAAGATTTCATTAATGAAATTAATAAGTTAGAGAAGGGTGAGCAAGTAATAGCTGACCCACTTGTTTTATACGTAGTATTACAAAAGTGGGGTGTTAAAAATAGAAATGGTAGGATATACCCAAAAGATATTCTTGAAAGAGAAGTTGAGAACTATCAACAATTAATTAAGGAAAGAAGAGCTATAGGTGAGCTAGACCACCCAGAATCATCAATCATTGCTGGTGATAGAATTTCACATAATATATTAGAGACTTGGTGGGAAGGTAAAACTCTCATGGGTAGAATGGAAATCCTTATGTCACCAGGTTATGTTAAGTATGGTATCGTATCTACTAAGGGTGATGAAGTTGCCAACTTGATTAGAAATAATATTATGATTGGTGTGTCTTCTAGAGGTGTTGGTTCCCTTAAACAAATTAACGGTGATAATATAGTTCAAGATGATTTCGAAATCATATGTTGGGATGTTGTAACATCACCAAGTACACCAGGTTCTTGGATGTTCAAAGATAAGGCTGAAGCTAAACCATTTACTGAATCTACTAAAAAGGAAAATAATTTATTAGTAGACGATATTAACAAATTTTTATTAGATTAAAAAAATATTAATAAAAATGGCTTTTTGTGTAAGTATAACATATTTATAAACAAAGTGGAAATACTTTCTACTTATTAAATTAATAAAAAATATTAAATTAAAAAAAAAATGGCTGATAAGAAAAAATCAATTTTAGATGAAGCTCTTTTGGATGCGAAAAGAATCCAAGAGGCTCTAAATGCCAACTCAAAAGAAATACTTGCTTCAGTAACGAAGGAAGAAATTGACAGTATAGTGAAAGAATCTTTAGAAGAAGATTACCTAGAAGAGGATGTTGATGACACAGAAGAAGAATTAGAAGTTACAGCTGATGATGCTGGAATGGAAGATGATGCTGAAGGTGAAATCGAAGTTGGAACATCAAACGATGAAACAGGTGATGACATTGAAAGCGATGAGCTTGAGGGTGATTACGAAAGTGGAATGGATGCAGAAGCATCAGATGACGAAATCGAGATGGACATGACAACAGCATCTGACGATGATGTTATTGCGGTTTATAAAAAATTAACTGGTGATGACGAAATCGAAGTTGTAATTGATACTGATGCTAGTGAGATTCAGATTTCTGTTGAGGAGCCTGGTGAGTATGTTATTAAAACAGACGAAGCTGGTGAGGAACCAATGGAAGAAGAGTACATGGAGGAAAAAGAAATGGAAGAAGGTGAGCACATGGAAGAAAAAGAAATGTGTGAAGATGATGCTATGGAAGAAGATTACATGGAAGAAGAACACATGGAAGAAGGTATTGATGAAATTATGTACGAAATTGCATTAGACGAAGAAACTATGGAAGAAGGTGAGCACATGGAAGAAAAAGAAATGTGTGAAGATGACGCTATGGAAGAAGATTACATGGAAGAGGAAATGACTGAAGAAGGTGAGAAGCTTGAAGAGTTAATTTCTAAGAATCATGCTGATGAAGCTAAAGCTGGTGGTGACTTGACTAAAACAAAAGCCCCAGGTGCTAAACAAGCTGCTAAGTATTATGGTCATGAAACTATGAATGAGTCTAAGGTAATCGAAAAATATAATACTCTTTTAACAGAGGCTAAAGAACTTAAGGGCAAAAACGAAGAATACAAACAAGCACTTAAGCAATTTAGAACTATGTTAGCGGAGACAGTGGTTTTTAATTCTAATTTAACTTATACTACTAAGTTGATGATGGAACATTCGACAACTAAAGATGAAAAAGAAAACATTCTCAAAAGATTTGATAATGAAGTTTCAACACTGAAGGAGTCTAAAAAACTTTACAAGACAATTGAGAGCGAATTGAAAAATAGAAAGCCAATTAACGAATCAATTGAAAATAAAATAATTAAAGAAGTGTCTACATCTAAGTCTGCTCAATTAAATGAGTCTACGGCTTATGTTGATAAAGAAACTTCTAGAATTATGGACTTAATGAAAAGAGTCAATAAACGATAATAAAATAAATAAAATAAATAAAATTAATTAAAAATTATGTCACATTTATTAAATTCTGGAGTGGTTGGAAACATTGGTTTGGACCACATGAAAGAAGTTAGAAAGCAAACCCAATCAAAATGGGATTCTTTAGGCTTCTTAGACGGGCTTAACGGCCACATTAAAGAGAATATTGCTCAGTTATATGAAAACCAAGCGTCTTCATTATTAACTGAAGCTACTGATGCGAATTCTTCTGGTTCATTTGAAACTGTAGTATTCCCTATCGTAAGAAGAGTATTCTCTAAATTATTAGCTAACGATGTTGTATCTGTACAAGCTATGAACATGCCTATCGGTAAATTATTCTACTTCGTTCCACAAACTTCTAATAGAGTTGATGGTGCTGGAGATGCTGGAGATTTTTACGTTGATGGTGCAACTTACTCTGCTCACACAGGTATGAATCAATTACCAGAGTGTGTAGGTATTGGTAACTGCGTTATTACACCGATGAAGGCTAAAAACCTTTATGACTTGTATTACAACGATGGGTTATTTGATAACTCTAAAGGAACTGCAACACTTAAAGCTGTTAACGGTGTATTACAAACGTTAAATGCTGCTGGTGAATTTGAATTAGCTGCTAATGTTGCTGCATTACCTTTAGCTACAGACGGTACTGTTAGAAGTGCAATATTAAGAGTTTCTGGTTTCTCTTCTACTGATAAAGGTAGATTGAACGGACCAGATGGTAACCAAATGGATACTGAATCTTTCTTAGCTTCATTAAAAGTAACTAACGGTAGCGGTGCAGCTATCAATGACGTTGATGCTAAAGAAATCATTGCTGATGGTGCTGAGATTCCATTTAGATTAGTAACACAAAAATATGGTAAAGGTATTGTTGAATATGGTGATATTTGCGATGTTAACGGTGTTATATATTTAGACCTAGATTTAACTCATCCAGCAGTTACTACTGCAACTTTTGATGGGTATGCTGGTGCTGATATAGCTACTGCTTTTTCAGCTGATACAGGTGCTGACTTTGATGTAACTTGGACTGAATACTCTTCTTTAGAGTTAGAGACTGAACTTGGAGAAGTTTCTTTCAAATTAGACGAAGTTGTTGTTTCTGTTGAAGAAAGAAAATTAAGAGCTACATGGTCACCAGAATTAGCGCAAGATGTTAGTGCATTCCACAACATTGACGCTGAGGCTGAATTAACTGCAATGCTTTCTGAGCAAGTTGCTGCTGAAATCGATAGAGAAATCTTAAGAGATTTAAGAAAAGCTGCTGCTTGGCAACTAAGATGGGATTATAACGGATGGAGAAAATCTTCTTCTGCTGCAAACCCTTATACACAAAAAGACTGGAATCAAACTTTAATTACTAAAGTTAACCAAATTTCAGCTCAAATCCATAAGTCTACTTTAAGAGGTGGTGCTAACTTTATCGTTGTATCTTCTGAAATCTCAGCTATCTTTGATGATTTAGAATACTTCCACGTAAGTGATGCTAACCCAGAGCAAGACCAATATAACATGGGTATTGAAAGAGTAGGTTCTTTATCTGGAAGATACCAGGTATATAGAGACCCATATTCTCCATCATACTCTATGATTATTGGACATAAAGGTAAATCATTGTTAGACACTGGTTACATCTACGCACCATACGTGCCAATGCAACTTACACCTACAATGTACAATCCTTTCAACTTCGCTCCAGTGAAGGGGATTATGACAAGATACGCTAAAAAAGTGGTAAACAACAGATTCTACGGTCACGTAAGAGTTGATGGTATCCCTACATTTAACGTAGCTGAATTAAGATAATTAATAATCTTATATAAACTTAAAAGGCTTCTCATTAGAGAGGCCTTTTTTGGTTTATGGACATATTTATATATAAAAGAAATAGTTTATGAAAAAGAAAGGATTTTTAACAGAAGCAAAAAGAAAAACCATTAT